ATATTTCAGTTGGTTTTTTACCTGGATCTGTAGTGATTTTCCACTCATGATACTGCCATACTCCCATTAATTTATAGGATACTGTGATCACATCATCAAATTCATTGGTAACTTTCTTACCGGGCTTTAAGTTTCTTACTCCTACAATGTTTACATCATAGTCTTTATCACTATTAAACCAAACAAATCCTTTGTCTTTAACTGCTTTTTCTATTTGTTCTCTTGTGTAACTCATATTTAAATTTTAGAATAAATCATTGCTTTTATTTTTTCCTGCTGTAGGAAGTTCAAATACTTAAAAAATCTTCTTATCATTTTAATTATATTTAATTTCATTATTAAATTTTAAAATAATTTAATTACTTTTAACTGCTCTAACAAAAAGATATGATGTCTTTTTAGTTATAGCTATAGTTGTGTTTGTAAATCCTTGAATCCAAATATACATATTATCATGCTCAGTTCCGCTCCAGTAGTATATGTTAGGATCAGTGTAATATTCTGAATCATTTTGTATTTGTAATTGTGATACAAATCCTTTAATTTGATCTTTGTTTTCATATATAAGGTTTAACTCATCTTTAGTTGGTAATCTCCAACCATCACCTAATTTTAAGCATACGTATTTTGCATCTTCATATGGCATACTATTTTGAAAATCATACTGTGCAATTAATAAATTATTAAGATTATATGGTGTGCCTATAATATTTTTTTGTGATGTTGCAAAAAACAAAACAAATAAAAAAAACAAGGTTAATAATCTTTTTATCATTTTATAGTATCTATATCTTTTTTAATATCTCTAGCTCTTGAAAATAAATTTTTCATAGCTGTCCACATATTTATACCTCTTACTGCCTCATAATTTTCATTAATACTCATTACTTCAATAGATACTAATACAAGTGCAAGTATCTTTGTAAGCATTAAAGGTACTGAAAAAAATGTTAAAATAATATCATTAAGAATAAACCTGTCTATTAGATAGAATAAAATAACAGCTATCTCATAAAGTAATAATTTAGATATTACTGCTGATAAACCCCTAGATGTAATTTTTATTTTTAATTTTTTTGCTTTCCAAATACCTGTAAAAGTATCTACTAATATAGCAAATCCAATTAAAAATAAAATTCCAATTATGGGTAAAAAAAATGCTGATATCACAGTTAAAAGTTGAAGAGATGATTTTTGTATAGATGATGCTAAAATGGATAATTGTGTTTTCATAATACTGGAATTTGTGCTTTTATTATTCTATACACTACATATAGTATTACTAAAATTAACCATATACCCCCAAACCAAGCTAAGAAATTTATCCACCCCGGAATATATTTAATCTTTTCTGGTTTAAGTGTTTTGGTTATAGTATTGGTATGATATATATCATTACCCTTGATTGTTTTATAGATTGTGTCAACTTTGACTTTTGTGTAGTACACATTGTTTTGAAGTTTGGTTTGTAAACTTACTAACTTACCATCCTTATCTCTAAGGTCACCTGTTAGTTTAGATATAACATTACCAAGAGAGTCACAATAAAGTGTGTCTAATAGCGTTATTGTTTCTCCAGGAATAGTTATTGTAGTGTCCTTAACTTGTATTACTGTTATTGTACTATCTTTCTGTACACATAATGGACAATATTTAGCAAGTCTTTTTTCAAGAGAACATGAAGATAAAACTATTAATAATATAATTAAGTATTTCATTTCTTATCTTATATCATATAAGTAATTAAGAATCTACTTCCTAATGGATCATAAGATAAACCTACTATAGTGTTGTTTACTCTAGGATCAAAATTAATTGTTATTCCTGGATCTAAAGTTTGTCCATTTACAAGTCCTGCTGTAGCTCCTACATTTACTATAGAAAATCCATATGTACCATCTGGTATTGAACCTGGAAAAGTATCATATAGAATTACAGGAGTTCGTAATTCTGGTGGACAACAAACTCCATGGTTTAAAGCATCAATGATACCTTGTAATCCTTTTAGCATTTGTAATTGCCACGGGAAATTATTTCCTTTTTGACCGTCTGTTTTTAAATTTCCTACTGACATAGTTTCTTATTTAATTAATTATCATAAAGTGTACCTTAACTACATTATTTAATACAGCATTTCCACCATTTGAAATGACAACTTTAAAATTTCCAGCAGCAATGTCTGAAACACCTAAAACAACAATACCTGTTGCAACTTCATCATATTGAGCAGATACAATAATTCTAGATGCAGTAGTTACATTAGAGTTATTTACTGTAAAAAATGTTTTAGCATTTGCTGCTAATGTTGAAGATACAGAAGTAATTACACCATTAAAAGTATTTAAAGTTACAGCTGTTGTAATTGAAGTTAATTGAGTTACAGTACCTGTATTATACAAAGATTGTAAAGGAGCTGCATTAACAGCAAGAGAAAGATATCCATCATCTCTAGAAGGATCTTTTGCACCTACTGCAAGTAAATTAGTAGTATCTGTAGGAAGAGTTTCCCTGTAGTTTCCGGCTTTAATCCAAGAAATAAAATTTAAAATGTCCATGATTGTTTTTTTATAAGTTTATATGTATAATATACTAAAAATTATTCAGATAACAAAATAATTAAATAAAAAAGCCCTAAAATTAATCAGGGCTTTTTATCAACTTAGAAACAAACTAACCAAAGAAACTTCTAAGTCAAATCCATAGTCCTATAAGGAAGGACATTATAATTATTATAAATATACAGTAGTTTGCAATTGTATTTCCTAAACTATCAAATTCAAAGTTTTTACTCATCTTATTAAATACTGGTTTTGACATAGCATTAGCTATTAACCATAGTAATAATATTACTGCACAAAAGATTATAATAGCAATTGTTTTCATAGTGTATCTATTCTTCTTTGTAAATATACTAAAGCTTTTTCTAAATCTTCTTTTTTGTTAAAACTTTTTTTACCAGCTCGTGCTAAGTATTTTAGAACATTACCTAAATAAAAATCTTTATCTAGTTTCCATGCCTCTAATACTGTAAAGACTTCATAAGCTGAGTCTTTTCCACCATAGTATTCTGGACGGGGATTAAAAGGAGGAATATCTTTTCTAAAGTCATACACCTCTTCTGCAAGAGTATTATATTTTAAATCTTTTACATTATAGGGAGTATAAGTTTTTATTCTCTCTTTAACATCTTCTGGAGATAGTTCTTTACCTTTCATAGTATTAGATGAGAAGTAATCATCATGTGAGATATTTACCATATGATTGCTATATCCATTTCATTCAACATTAACTTGACACTCCCTTCAATGTCAACTTTTTCTGCATGTTCTAATTGACTAACTGCAATATACACTACATCTCCTGGAACAACATCTTCTACTTTATCTCCTACAGCATAAATAGTAAGTCTATTCCATTGTTTCATTGCATCATACATTAATGCATCATTATCTTTTTCAGATAACTTAATTACTGATTCTTTCTTTACAGGCACTTCTATTAAGATTCTTCTTCCTCTTAATGTTTTAAATTGGCTCATACTTTTATTTTAGGGTTATTACTTTGTTTATAGACATCTGAGCATTAACTATTTCTCCTAAAGCATGCTCAAATAAAATACTTCTAACTGGATTTCCCCCAGCTAAAACATATTCTTCTCTTAATAAATTGGCTGCTTCTGCCATGAGTTTTTTAACTTTAAAATCTGAAGTATCTTCTGATAAATCAAAATCTATTTCCATTAAAGTTTCTCCAAAAGATACTATTTTGGTTTCTTTAAATGCTACTTGTTCTTCATTATTTTTATGAGAGCCATCACAAAATCCATCAGGGTTTTGAGTTTTTCCACATCTACATTTAGGTTCATCTGACATAATATATTTGTTTAATTTTTTACAAATATATAATTATTTTCCTTGACCTCTATATAATTTTTTATATTTTTTTGAAGATTTTAATTGAGAACTTCCACTTTTAGCATGTATCCCTGGTCTAGAAACACTCTTTTTTATTTTTGTGGTTAAACCACTGTCTTTAATTTTTGCCATGATTATACTTTTTTAACTTTATTACCCATACCTACTCTAGACTTTTCCGCTTTCTTAGCAGCTAACTTAGAAGGACTAATTTCACTTTTTGTTTTAGGTGTTGCTTTAGACACTCTCTTAGTAGGTCTACAGTATTCATTAGAACCACCAGCACCACAAGCTTTTCCTGATTTAGTATCTTTCCATTTTTCTGATTCCCATCTTTTAAGATCTGATCCAGCTTTAGTTTTTCTAACACTGCCAGAACCTTTCCTACATTTTGCAATAGCTTGAGAAGCTCTTGCTGAAGGAAACACAGCATACTGTGCTTTTACTTTAGAATAACATGCATCTTTTGGCATTACTTTTTCTTTTTAATTAGTCCACCTTTTTTATAATTTGTGTAAGTTGTATCTGATTTAACCTTTCTACCTCCTGTAAATAACTTTCTAGTTTCTTTTTCTGATTTCCAATTTCCATCTTTATCTCTTTTTACAACTTGTTTTTCTACATATCTAGTTCTAGGTTCTGCTTTAGTTTTATCTGTAATATCTTTTTCTTTACTAACAGATCTTCCTGTAATTCTATTATAAGAAGAAGTTTGTATGTTTTTTCCAGAATCTGTTTTTATAACGTCTCTAGTTCTTTTAATAATTTTTTTAGGTATGTTCATAGTTTTATTTTTAGTTTTATTTTCTAGTAAAGAACCCTTTTTTAGGTGCTTCTATTTTAGTACTCTTTAGTTTTTCAATTATCTTATTTGCTTCATCTTCGGCATAAGTTATTACCTCTTCTTCTTTGTCTTTTATATTCCAGTTGTTTAGTAAGATACTCATGTGCATAGTTTCATGCATAACAGCTGTGGCTTTTTCTGTAACATTATACTTTTTAAAAGTACCCATGTTTAAAAACAAGAATGGTTTGTATGGATCTTTAGCAGTTAACTTTTTATCTGCCGGATCATAATTAGTTAATCCATATATGTAAACTCCATTACCAACAGTCTTATCTACTTCTTCAGCCTGGGCATCTGCTTTATTTAGCCCGTGCATCTC